CTGGCTGAGACTGCGCTGAAGAAACGGATCGTGATCTGCCTCGACCACAAGTTGATAAAGCAACCGTGATCGGTCGGTCTGGTTGACATCGGCCTCTACAACTTCCTGAGTCAGATCGCGTTGATCTGCCATTAGGCCGCCACAAAGATCACGGCTACGGTCCAATCCGCCCCCGCAGGACCCACGCCGATCTGATCCACGCCCTGTTGCAGGTAATCGTCTCCGTCCATCGCGGTGATGTCCGGCACGTCGGAATCGTCCAGCTTCGTCCCTGCGGCAATCTGCGCACGTTTGTTCTGGTCGGTGAAGATGGTTACCCCATTCAGGTGGATATCGAATATCGCCGCCTGCGTCCCTGGGGCGGTATCCACGGCTGCCCTGACCTTCTCAATGGTCCAGTTGCCAGTCGGCGGGTAGATCCTCAGCGGCTTCTCGCCCGTGGTCAGATTGCCCTCGCCCGAAAAGACGATCTCGCGTCTCTCGACAGCCCCGCCCCCGCCGCCCTCCAGCGTCTCCAGGTGGGCCACGCGCCGGGCAATGGCTGAGATCTGGGCCATGAGGCGATCCAGGATCTCGCTCACGTGCCATACTCCTCTGGCGGCTCGGATAGCGTGACCTTCAGTTGTTCACCCGTCGGGTCCACCACGAACTCCACCGCCTTGACCTGCTGCACCGCGGTATAGGTCTTGAACCGTACCGTCACCAGGTCGCCTAAGAAGTAATGATAGCCATACAGACAGGAGGGCACTTGCAGCACGTCGAAGGATAACTGATAGGAGGCCCTACCGTCAGTCAGCGCGCGATCCCCGGCGGTGATCAGACCGTTGACATCCGCCTCCTGGCGCTGATCAATGAATTGCTCCCGCCAGTTGATCGGGCTCTCGCTCTCGCGGGCGTAGTCCACGCGCCAGGTGGTCACACGTGCCGCCCCGTCGCCCTGCCCGCCCACCAGGACGGCCGTAATCTCGCTGGAACGCCGGCGCGCCAATTTCGGCGATCCCATGTTGCCGTATTCTAGGGCAAACACCACGCTGGCCGATCTGTCCGCACCGAGTTGGCCGTCGTACCAGCAGAAATCATACGTCGCTGGCCCTGTGCCCACGACGGCGAAGTCACCCCCTCCGACCGCCGCGATCTCCAGGCAGACCTCGTAGACGTTGCGATAGGCCCGCGAGAGGCGCACTGGCCCGCCGCCCCCGGCGTCAAGCTCTACGCTAAGGCCGGCGATGGCCCGGGCCCCCGCCGTCGGGCCGCACTGTTCTTCGACGAACTCCTTGATCACCGTCTCCGCCGGGCCGTCCTTCGCTGCGCCCGCAGAGCCGGAAGCGGCATCGATCACCCGCCTTCGCAACAACTCGTTGTAGCCGCATCCGCTGACGGTGTAGACCGTGCGCCCGTCGGCGTCTATAACTTCCTCCCAGTCGCGGATCAGGGCCTCGAACTCTAGCGCCGGATCGATCACCATCGCTGGGTTGCCACGATAGAACTCGAGCTGCCCGTCCAGGGCTAGGGAAGCGATGTGCGTGTCCAGTCCCGACAATTCGAGGGCAAAGGCCCCCAGGCCATTCACGCTGCGCCCGATGGAGAAACGCCGGTAGTAATCCAACAATGCGAGCCGCGTTCCCGCTTGATTCTTCAGCCAGATTTGCCAGGTCGGAGCCATGACATCACATCCCTATGTATCGTGCATAGTAGTCCAGGACGAAAGCCGTGTTGGCCCCATCACCTGTACCACTCACGCGGATGGTGTTCACCCCCGCCGGGGCCACTGGCGCAGTGAGCAATCGCCAGGTGGCCAGGTTGCTGTCGGAGGTCAGATAGGAGATGATATTGCCGTTGAGTGTGGAGACGATGGTCTTGTACCCAGGATTAAGGTTGATCAGCACCTCATCACCGGCGCTCAGCACATACGTCCCCAGGTCGAGCTCCATCGTCTCCGCCGATGTGCGGTTCTCCACCAGCACATCGCCCAGCGGGCCGTGAATGCCGATCACCGGGTATGTCTGCCAGGAGCCGGGGTTGGCCACATCCACGTCATTCCCGATGTCGCCCTGATCGAAGAGTGGACTAGAGATGGGCGTCGGATCGTAGAGTAAGGGGTCGTGGGCCACGCACTGCAATACCGCCTTCTGCTGGGCCAGGTTTTGATCCAGATCACGGAGCATACCGAGGCTGTCGGAATAGCGCAGGTCAAGCTGCCTCACGTCGCCGTTGGGCGCGGCGATGCGCAGATAGAATCCTGCCTGCATCACCTTGACGATCTCCAACAGAGCATAGCGCGCATCCCACAGCTCAGCTTCCGTGTCGTAGACCAACTGAAACTTGAGGTTGACGAAGCGCTTCTTCAGTTTGGCCGAGAGATGGACTTCCCCGTCCTGGCCCACGTACTCCTCGGCTACGTGTACAATATCAGGCATCCCCAGGCCATCCACGGTCTGGAGTCGCCAGTTGGGGAGCACGATGGGCGTCTGAGCCGAGGTCTGCCGATCAATCAGCGTATAGGTCTCTGGCATCAGCCCTCCCCCATCTGCAACATGCGCACGGTCTGCACCAGGCTGCCCTCGGACTCGTACTCACGATAGGACGGGTAGATGTTGTAGACATTCCCCGCCCCCGGCGTCCCGCCCCCATTCCCGTTGACCTCTACCGTCACCCGCTCGCCCAGTGGCAGCCCCGCAAGCGTCGGCTGGCCGGGCATCGTGGGCATCACCGCGCCCATGCGCATCATCGGCTGACTGGCCATGTCGCCCCAGAGCCGGTTCATCACCCGCAGGGCGTCATTGATGCCGATGATCCCGAGCTCGAGGGGCGTCGGGCTGCCGGGGTCCATCCAGTCCGGTAGTTTGATCGAGGCGATCAGGTCCTTGAGCGCCTTGAGTTTGTCGTGGAACCAGGTCAGTACGCCCTTGACGCCCTCGATGGCGAGCTTGAGACCGAGGAAGATGGTATCCGCCAGCCACTGTACCGCCGGGCCGAAGTTGTCGCTGATGAAGTTCTTCACATCCTCGAAGATCGGCAGCACCGTTGCCTTCAGAAAATCACTGACCTTTTGTAGCGCCGGTTGGAGCGTACCCGTCCACAGACCGGATAGCGCCGATGAGGCCGCCTTCGTCGCGTCCAGTCCATCCGTCGTCAGCGCCTCGAAGATCGGGATCACGTTATCCTGAATGAACTGCCAGACTGTTGTCAGTGCCGGGAGTAGGGTGTTCTCCCAGAACCCGGCCAGCGCTTGCAGGGCCAGGTTCATCAGGGCAATGTTGATGTCCACCACCATCCTGAAGATCGGGATGATGTACTGGTCGAGGAAATCCCACACGGCGCGGATCGCCGGGAGCAAGGTATTCTCCCACACGCCGCTCAGCGTCTTTGTCGCTGCCGGGATGTTGGTCTTCAGCCAGTCCGCCACTGTTCCGAAGATCGGCAGGATGCTGCCATTTATAAAGTCCCAGATGGAGCGAATCGCTGGAAGAAGGGTATTCGACCAGAAACTGGAGGTAGCCGCGGTCGCCGCGGGGATCTTCTCGGACAGCCAGCCGGCGACGGTGTTGAAGATCGGGATCAGCGTGCCGCTGATGAAACCACTGACGGCCTGAAACGCAGGGACCAGCACCCCTGTCCAGAAGCCGCTTACCGTGGTGATGGCCGCAGGGATGTTGACCTGTAGCCAGCCCACAACCGCCGCGAAGATGGGTTGCGCCGTGTTGGTCCAGAACTCGGTCAGTGTGGTGCGGATTCCGCCCCAGTCGTTGATCCAGGCAGCCGTCAGCAGCGCCACCGCCGCGCCGATGGCCACGACCAGGGCGATCAACGGCAGGTTGGCAATGGCCGTTGCCGCCGCGGCTGTCGCCCAGGCCCAGAAGGCCGGCACCAGCACGGTCAGCAGCACCGCCGCCAGGCCAGCCAGGATCGGTGTGGCATTGGCAGAGATGAAGGCAAACGCCTCCTGAAAGGCGGGGATGAGGGTCTGTACCGTGGAGATGACGGTCTTGATGGTGTCTGCAAGCCACGGCGGGAACAGCTCATCCCACGGCGCGTCCCAATCCCCGGCGACCATCGTTTCGATGGCCAAGACCACGTTCTCTATAAACGGCACCACGTCGCGCTCGATGATGCCCGCCAGCGTTTCCAGCGCCGGCCCGGCCTTGTCCAAGATCTTTCCAGCGATGTCCATCAGGGCCGTGCCGATGGGGGCCAGGGCTACCGTGGCCACGTTCTTGAGTTTCGCCCACTTCTCCGGCCAGTCCTCGGTGGCGTCGGCAGTGTTTTGAATGGCCCCCTCTGCCCCTTGGAGGGCCTCCACCATATCATCCAGCGAGAACTTCCCAGAGCGGATAGCGTCCACCATCGCCGGCGCAGCCCGCGCCCCAAAGAGCGCCATGCCCTCACTGAGCGCAGCCGTGTCGGTCTTGGCGTTCTTGATGCTCTCGATGGCTGCCGTGAACCCGGTCTTGATGTCCACGCCCGACTTGGCAAACTTGCCTGCGGCCAGCTTCATCCCGGCCATCACCTGACCCGACTCGATACCCGCCTTCTCGAAGTTGGACATCAGGGCAATGGATTCATCGAGGCCGAAGCCCATCGCCCTCAGCGCCGGGCCGTACGTCTGAACGCTGCCAGTCAGTTGCTCCAGGCTGATGCCTGACTTCTGGGTAGCCACAAAGAGCTTGTCCAGGGTAGCCGCGCCTTCCTCATTGGAGAGCCCCCAGGATCCCATCATCTTGGCCAGTTGTGCGGCATTCGCTGTTGCGTCGCCGCCCATGAGCTTGGCGGAAAGGGTCAGGCCCTTGGCCATGTCCTGTAGCGGCTGGCCAGTAGCCCCCAAGCGTGAGTTGAGCTCGGTGATCGCCCCAGAGACGGTCTCGGCGTCGGCGGGCACAGTCTTGAACACGGCCTTGAAATCATCCTGGAGGCCAGCGAGCACCTCACCCGTGGCCCCCGTGCCCACGGCGATCTTGTCGTAGGCGTCATCCAACTGCATCCCGGCATTGAATGCTGCGACGCCGATGCCGGCCACAGCCGCCGCCGCGGCCACCGCGCCGCCGATGACAACCGCCTTGCCAATGT